ATCGGGGAAGTTTAGACAAATTTCTCTGTCCTGAACTCTTGTTCCGTAGAATGAACCTTCAGTAAGACCACTAATAGCAGTAGAAACCCCAGAAACTGATTTGTTAATGGTGACTTTCGTACTTCTGGTGAAGTTCTTGGTCTTATTAGTAATAGAATTCTTCTTAACCGTCGTATTGACAGTAACGTTGGAAGATTGTGAAGGAGTTAAACCTGTGAAGGTAATGGTTTGACCATTTGAACCAAGTGAAACTTGATCAGAAGTCAAATCTTCAATAGTACCATCAGAGTAGAACACTCCAAATCTCTCAGGATCAAAAGTTTCAAAGAAAGCACTAGTGATACCAGTAGAAGAAACGTTGATAGTAAGAGAACCAGTAGCACTAGTTGTTTGCTGTTTGATCTGGTTAGATACTAGTAGATTTGAATCGGAAAGACTTACTGAAGCAACATTTTCGGATTGAATCGGAGCAAAAAGACCACCAGCATCTTTTGCCGATGGTGAGGCAATAGTAAATGTTACATCAGTATCGGATGTGGGGAGACCACCAGTACATACACCACTGACATTTTCGACAGCAGCAACAGTCATACTATTATCAGAGTTTACACTAACAACTCTGTTGAAAGTCTCGTCAGCGAAACCAGGTCTTTGATATCTAATAATAGTATCACTCTTAATACCAACAAAATTCTTTCCTGGAGAAGTTATAGTGGAGATACCGCCACCAGAACTGGTAATTCTAATGGTGTCTGTGATGCCAAAGTTTCTGGCAGTTCTCTTCTGAAGGACAGAATCGGCAATAAAGTCTAGACTCATTTCGGCATCAATAGAGTCTGAGTTTTGATATATTGACTTTACGTCTTCAATACCAAATGTTTGAACAACTTTAATAGATCTTGAAACTTCACTAGTCTCATTAATTAGAATCTGTTCACCTTCAATGAACGTGCCAGATGTCTGAATAAGGTTGAGGATAGAACTTCCACCAGGAGCCGTCTCAACATATCCAGAAGCACCACTACTTACACCTCTAATGTAAGAACTAGCAGGAACTTGAGCACTAGTTACAGACTGGTTGAGAGTGATCTTTGTATATGTCTGAATATCAAATAGATACAAATCCCATTCCGAAGAAGCATTAGAATAGGCAGCATCAGTTAAATTGAATGAGTAAACTCTTGCCTTACCAATCTCAGTTCCTGTTGCTGCTGTTGAGGAAGAACCTCTTCTTTGGTTTTGCAGTCTAACAATATTATCGTTATTATTAACGCCGAGAACTGGTGTTCCTTGAACATTATTAACTCTTATAAGAGTACCAAATTCAAATGGAATCAATGCTGTTGAAATACTCTTTCTATCTCTTGGTTTTTGTACATCTATATTTGAAGTAGAGACAGATTCAATATCATATCCTTTTACATATGCCTTACCAGGAGATACTCTTATAGTTGCTAAGTCTTCGGATGGAGTATTTCCTTGATCTGTGCTTTGATTGTTGGAGTAAACGCCTCCATTAGATAGTCCATTATTTAGAGAGTCTTTTACTTCTACACCAAATTCAGTTACAGCATAGTCGCCAGATTCTTCATATGTTCTCTTGGCAAAGTAGTCTCTGATAAGATTATAACTTGATTTGTCTTGTAACTTTTTGACCTTGCCGTCATCAATTCTAACAAGTTCTACAAAAGTCTTATCGTCAAAATCAGTTAAAAGTTTTTTGGAAAGAGTTAGAGAAATTTTTAATCTATCGGCTCCAGGTGCCGCATAGTTTGAATAACCCTTAGCATTGTCATAAAGAGAATTATCATCCTTGGCGGTAACAATTTCCTCAAGGATAGTTAGACCTACTCTATATGAAGATCTTGCATTATAAGGATCTAAGACAATCTTATGTTTTGATACATCTACAAAAGTGCCTCTAATAAAATATACGCCATCGGCAATACCGACCGCAGTTCCTACTGCAGTTGCATTTTCATCGATAAGAGAAGCAACAGTTTCTCCAGCGTTTACTATTGTATTTCCATAAGTGAAACCTTCCTCAGTGATGAGAATCTCACCATCACTAAAAGAAACTACTTCACCATTATCATTGGCATCAAGATATCTAACAAATAAAGTTGGGTTGGTAATACCCTCAGACTCCGAAACATCAAGCCACTTGTCTACGGTTGCCACAACACCAGACGTTTGACCTCTCAGTCTCTTGCCAACCAAGTTGTTAGCATAGACATTGATATCAATACCTAAGTGATCTGTGTTGAGTTTTACTGAATTATAATTATCATCATAGGTTACCCCGCCAGGGATAACCATAGAACCTTCCTTAAATACGTGACTTCCAAATGACTCTATCTGATTTTGTAAGATAGACTGGAGACTCGTTAGTTCTCTTGCCTGGATTGGATACCCTGGTTTGAATAAAACCCTATAGAAATCTTTGTCCTTATTAAAGTCGTCAAAGTAAGGGTTTATATTGAGATTCGTTTTCTGTGGCATTTTTTAGAATTCCAGGATAATTTTAACGTCTTCTTTTTGTCTAGAATTTCTGGTTATGGCGGGACGATTATCAAGATATACAATGTCCCCCGACCCTTTATTTATCTCAGCATTAGCAACCCCATTTGTAAACTGAGTTCCAAGTGAGATAAGTTTTGTTCCAGTTGGGTTGGTACTAACACCAGTAAAACCAGTGTCAATAGAACCAGAGAAACCGCCTGTAGTTGTTACGGCATTAGAATTTGAAGCAAATTCATATAGTTTGGAGTTAGTTGAAACTCCAACATAGTCTGTAGTATCAAAGTAAGTTTGATTCAAGAAAGAATTTCTATCTTGGAAATACTTTAAGACTTTAGTTTCTGTGTCATATGAAGCAACATATCCTTTAGCCGTGCCGCCAGTAACGGACTGACTAATCTTATCACCAACAGATACAGTTCCAGTAACTGATGAGAACTTAATAGCACCCAGTGAAGAATATTGATTCTCGGTAAATATGGTAGTAGAACCAATAGAAGTTGGATTCTTAACTATTCCAATCTGAGAAAAGACAACATCTGTTGGGAAATCTCTTGTCGAATCATCAAACCTAGCATAAACGAGAACTCTGTCAGCACCAAGTTCTTTGTAAATATCATATCCATGACCCTTTGAAGGTGGAATGATAGGGATAAGTTTTGCCTTAGTTGATGAACTTGCGTTGATAGAACCCAGGTCAACCATACCATAAGTATAGTTCTTACCGCCAGAAGAAACAACAGTATCTGTTATTTTTCCGTTAGCATCAACATCTACAATAACTTTTCCGCCACTACCATCTCCAAGGATATTCAGTTCATGAGAACCTTGAGAATATCCAAGTCCTTGATTATCAATATAAACTTTCTTTATCTGATTCTCGTTTATGTCAGAGTTTCCATTGTTTCTTACAGCAGATATCTGAGCATTAGATGAAGTTTCCCAATCACTAGGGATAGAAATATATTCTGTTGAGTCAAATTTAATAATATCGCTGGGAGATACCGTATACAAATACTTCCAGACATATCCATCGCCACTAACACCAGGCTTAGATGGTTCTAAGTCTGTAAATGTTGGTTCATCTAAAGAAGAATTGCCCGTAGTATTAATTCCCGAAGAACCATTATCAATACAAATATAAACCTTATACTCACTATTCAGTACATAATAGTTTGCCTCATAAAGTCTTGAAGACTTTGTTGTTGGAGAAAGATTTGTTAGACTATAGTCATGACGATACATCTCATATTTTGTTCCTCTTGTCCAATCAATTCTTCTAACAAGTCTTCTTACATTGGCAGAAGTTACCTTCTTACCAAAAGACATATTATCACCAACAAAATTCTGATAGTCAAAGTTATCAGTTGGATTGGGAGTATTAGTATCCCAATCCGTCGTTCTACCATATCCAACAACTGATGGATTAGAGAGACCTACAAATACATAATATGAGTTAGAAGAACTGGTGACGGAATCTACAAAATTTCCCGCATTTAATATTCTAAACTGATCTGTTACAATTGCCGCCATCGTAATAGCTTTTTTCTATATTTATAACTATCCCAGATCCTTTCTCAAAGCACCTCCATCTCTTAATCCATATCCACGTCTCTGAATGACTGGGAATGTTGATAATCCGGAGTCAACTGTGAGACCCGTAACACCGATAGAGATGGGTGAAGAAGATCTAGAGAACCCAGAAAGTCTACCCCAAGAGAATTTCCCTTGTGGATTGGTTAGACTTCCAGAAGTTGATAGTCCAACTACTGAGGTCGTAGATATAATATTACAAGTAGCAACACCCGTCGTAGATGAAGAGTGGAAAGAACTGATAATATAAACATTATCTAAATATGTAGTTCCAACGCTAACTACTGCAGAATCTGAATCATTAATAGAAGTGCCGCCAGAACCAATACTGGTATTATAAACGTAAATTGGATATCCTTCCTGCAGACCAGTGAAAGAAGAGGCATTCAACGTGAACTTGAGAGCGAGAGGATTTCCTCCAGTTCCAACAGTTGTTCCAATTCCAGTAATAGTTCCCGCAAAACCAGCAACAGTAGTAATGTTAGAAATAATTTCATATGAAACTGGTGGGAATGATGTTAGAACTTGTGGTGGAGCAGTATGAGTGTAACCGAAACCAGCATTTACGATAGAAACGGAAGTGATAGCACCGTTTGTTATAGTTGCAGTTGCGGTAGCGGTTGTTCCAACACCAACACCAATTGCCTTTGGAGCAGATATTTTAACATCAGTGGAAGAACCGACGTATCCAGAACCACCATCAACAATTGTAAAGGAACTAATAGTTCCAGCAGCAGAGACAGTTGCAGTTATTGCAGCAGAAACAGGATCTGATGTTGTGCCGACAATGAGACCACTTACACTTGTAATATTAATAGAGGACTCATTTTCTTCATAATTAAAGAATTGTGCGTCATCAACAAAGATTTCTGTATCTGAAGTAGACAAATCCCCAATAATCCTAGCAGTTGGATAAACTTGACTTTCAATAGAGTCTCTTGACTTATAGACAAGATCTCCACTAAGATTCTTATCAGTTTTTTGTTTAATCCAACTAAATGATTTGAAGTTAGTCTCATCAATACCAAAACCAGTGTAAATGTTTGTCTCTACTTTGTCGGAAGCATTGATATTATAAATCGTTCTTGGATCCTGTATAACACTACTCTCATTCTTCTGTAGTTGTATAATGTCACCAACTTTGATAGTTTCGTTAACATTTACACTAACACTATCGGTGTCACGAGTTCCTCTATAGAAGAAAATAACAACATTATCAGCAGACTTTGGTGCAGTATTGAATACAATAGAAGTTCCACCCTCAAAAACATAATTAACATTTGGTTCTTGAATAACACCATTTACATAGATGAGAAGTAGTGCCTCAAGATCAATATCTGCAGAATCAATATTATTTTTATCAACCTCAAAACTCAGAAGATCGCCATTGTAGTTTAGTGGGAATCTTCTTCTTGATCCATTTTGTAGTTCTGCTATAGAATCGATAAAATCTAGTTCGCCAAATTGCCAGGCAGCAAAGTTATCATTAAATACTTCTAGAACTTCAAGTTCAAAGTCATTGGTAGGTGAGGAAAGATTTTTGGCAGTAACCAAACCAACTGGTTTAAACTTATCACCTTTCTGGAATCCCCATCCTGGTCTTGTGATTTTAAAGTTCTTGACTTCAAATAAGGTAGATCCGATACCGACGTTAGTTACAGCAGCACCAACTTCAACATTTAGAAGAAGACCACTTCCAGTATCAGTTGTAGCTCCAATACCGAGGCGAGAAACACCAGTTACAGATAGGTTTTCATAACTTGGTTCTGGTATTTCAATAATAGGATTAGAACTGTATCCAGTTCCACCACCACTAACAGTAAATGCTAGTGTTCCGCCAGCACCAACGGTAGCAGTGATAGTTGCTGCGGTTCCAGTATGATTTGGATCTGTAACACCAATAGAAACAGTTCCATAATAACCAGAACCAAGAATGTCAGTTGAACCGAGACCAACAGACTGAATAACACCACCAGAAACGACTGCTGTTACAGAAGCACCAACTAGAGGAGCGAAACCAAGACCTTGAGTTGACCCTAAGGAAACAATTAAACCACCTCTAGGTAGTTGATTTTGATTTACATCATAGTCAGAAATAGGAGTGGAATCACTAACACCAGTGAATACTACACTGGAAATTCCTGAGTTTTCAATGAAACTATAGTTTCCACCAGTATTATTGACTGTTGTTGGTGTCTGGAACATGTTATTGATAAACAGCAAACCACTTCCAGTCTCAATACCAGTTGTATTTGCTCCACCAACAGTCAATCTATAAGTAGCACCAATACCAGTAAATTGACTTGTGATGTCGTCATAGATTTGGTTTGTGGAATAATCCTGCCTCAAATAAACTCTTCCACCAAAAGTAGACTTGGTATAAGGAATGTTACTTTCATCTACCAACTCTTGAGTATTACCTCTAGGTGCCTCAGTGAAGTGAATCTTACTTCTGGTCATGTTGAAAGAACCACGGTACACTCTGACGGTTGTTCCATCAGTATGACTGGTTGCAGATGTTCCAACAAATCCTCTTTCACTCTTAATAACATTGAATGAACCGGAACCTGTGATAGGTCCAACAGTTGTCGTTCCAAGACCAACTGCATCAACTTTAACATATTCATCATCAATCTTAAGGACATCGCCTGGAAGAACAGATGAAATACCAGAAACTCCAAAGTATGATGAACCAACTGCGATGGAACCACCATTATCAGATAGAGTGTGGTTGATTGGTGTGAATGACAGAGGTGCTCTTGTTACACCATCAATGGTGATAAGAGACTTCTCCATTTTCTTACTCATTTCTAGAGTATGAGCATTACCACTTCCTGCAGAATTAAATGTTACCGCTGTTCCAGCATTAGCATTAGACTTACTTGTAGCAAGTTTGAATTGATCATTATTAATCTTAATAGCAAAGACTTCTGATGGAAGAATATTGGTGTCGGACATAACCATAGAAGTATATGCTCCACCAACGAACGAAGATCTTGGCGTATATGTTAATGTTTCGCCAGTACTAAAGAAGTGATCACTAATGCTGAAAATACCTGTTCCAAGATCTACCACACTAGAAGTGGAGGGATTAAACTCTTTTTCAAAAATAAGAGTTCCATTATGTTTTAGATCAAAGTCAACTTTATTTGTTCTATCTCCGTTGATAGAGTCAAATTGTGTTGTTACTAGATTTTGATTTATAGTTCCATAAGAAAGAACTGCAGGAACATTTGAAAGATCCTTTTCGGTCTGAATAATTTCATTGTATGTTTGGACGAGAATATCGTCATTGATACTTGAGTCTGGATAGAATATTAGGTTGAAGTTATCGCCCGATATCTCAGAACCAAAAGTACCAATACCAGTTGTGGAGTCAATTGACAGATAAGGAGACTGAACTACAAATGTGTTGTTATTGTTGTGGTTGAATACAACTTGATGTAGTGCTGAAGTGTTTCCATAAGAAACCTTAGCAGTTGTCTTAACTGTGGTTACATCTGCTCTAGTGTATGAAAGAACTGTGGAAATACCACTTCCAGAGAAGATAGAATATTTAGTCTCTAGTCTGCCTTCCTTGACAGAACTGTCTGGTTGACCAGTTGCCTTGAAGATATGAGTTCCAATGCCAGTTGCGGTAGTACCGAAACCAACGATAGAAGATCTAACAAGAACATCGTTTGACTCAGTGTTCTCAAACTTGAGTGAAAGAACGCCAGAGTTGATGCTGGAAGTGAAGGTTCCAATGAAGTTATTGGATATTTCTGAATCAGAGTTGTTATCAAAGAAGAAGTCAGACTTGTAAGTGTCAGTTCCATCGTGGTCGATGAACATATCAACAACTGTCTTGTCTTTCGTTGTAGTGTCAGTAATCTCAACAACGGCAAAGAGTGCTTCTGTAGTTGAAGTTGTTCTTTCAAAGACGGTAGCAGTAGAACCAGAACCAACAGTTACGTTACTGCCAACTAGGTTGACGAAACCAACAGACTGTGTGTTAATACCCGCCAGAGTTGTGTTGAAGTTCGTTTTGATGAACTTTACATCATAGTCATCATTGTATGGGTCTGCTGGAGTAAATCTCAGTTTAGAGTTGCCAACAGTATCCTTGATTGCTTGAATATCAGCAAGTCTGAACTGACTATTGTGAATAGAGTTCTTTTCAACGGTGATCAAGTCATCGCTAGGAGTATTCAGTACAACAATCTCGGTTGCTTGTCTATCATTATTAGAAGGGTTGATTATCTGAACAAAGTATCTGCTATATCCATCATTGGCGATGAAGCTATCAATGTCTTTATACAGAGTTGTGTTAGCATCTTCTGCGTTAGAGAACAGGTTGTTGAAGTTGTCAATGGTTAGAACTCTGTTAGTTCTACATTCAATGTAGTCACTCAGTTTTTTATTCTGAAACTTGACAAACTTAGATTTGTTGGAAGTTACATCTGTGTCGATTGCAAAATCAAAGAAGTTGATGGCATCAACCCTCATTGTTGTTCCATCATCATTAACATTATTAATATCAACTAGTGATATTGAAGTTGAAGACTCACTTGTTCCTACGGAAATTTTACCCTCACTTGTAATACCAGTATCAGCAAAGTTCTTCAGACCAGAAGAGTGAAGTAATCTATTTACTGGGTCTACCCACTCTTCATACTCGATAGGACTCTTAATAGAGTATGAAAGATTTTGATAGTAGTCATTATCAGGGAGAACTTGATAATCTTCGTTTAATTTACCAGTATTATTTGACCACCCATAGTCAGTTTCTAATCCATAATTAATCTCAAAAATACCTTTATTCTCAGTAATAGACTTAATAGTAGCAACAGAACCGGAGTCCTTACCAACTACAATTTCATTAACTTTGGGAGTATACTTTCCATATACTTTGATAGAATCGTTAAGATTATCAGTAATAATAAGATCTCTCTCAGTATAGGTATTTCCAGACTTAGTAAACAGGGTTTCGCCAATAATAAATGTATTAGGTGCCTGAATTACATTAAATGTAGGATAGTTATTCTTGTTTATCAAGAATGCGAAGGAATTTTGACTCGTGTGAGCAACGCCAGCATTAGTTGCATATGGAGAAATATCGAACTCAACTTCTGCTGGATTGGTATTTCTGTAAGCAGTCACCTCAAAGAATTTGTAACCATAGTCTGCCGAGTTGAAACCAGTTCCAGTTGTAGATGCTAGAGATACGCCCTCAGAGAATACAAAGTCTCCAACAGAGAACGGTGCCGAATCTGCTGCAAAACCACTTATTGGTGTGGAAAGAACACAAGTAACAACACCTGCCTGAGATGAGAATATACTATTAACACCAACACCATTACTGTTATTGGTTGAGAATATCTTAGACTCTATATCAGAGATACCTTTTGGAGACTCAACAATCTCGACAGATGAGATAGAAGAACCTTGAACTTTTGCTACTATTAAACCTGCATCATAGACAGTTCCAGTTGAAGGATTGACAATAACCAAATCTGGAGCTGAGGTATACCCAGAACCACCAGAAGTAACTTCAATATTGGAAATTACATTTCTATTTGTTACTGTAATGTTTGGTGAGATATAAACTTCTGGATTTAGTGTTTTGTCTGCTGAGAAGTCAAAACCAGGATCCTGAATAGTAACTTGATTAATTCTACCTAAAGTTGTAGATGTTGGAATTATATCTGCATTTTCACCAGAGGTAGAAGCAATACTTACAAACTTAGGAAGTTTCTTATAGTTTGCCCCACCAAAAGTAATTCTCATAGAATCTACACCACCAAGAGCTCTTGGTGAAGATGTGGAATACTTGAGAACGCTTGTGTCTGACTGATTATATTGAAGATCTTCAGGAACTCCATTTAGAGAAATATCGAAAGTTGTTGCCGCAACACCAGAAATTGTGTAAGTTCCGTTGTATACACTATCATTAAATAGTATCTCATTATAATTTTTAACATCAGTATCAGCAGTGCTAATAAAACCTGCTCTACTTAACTGGTAGTAAACCTTTGAAGGTAGATCTTCATGGTAGTTGAGGGTAAATGTTGCAGTTGTAGTAACTCCAACAGTTCCAACGCCAGAAGTGCTGAATGTTGTTGAAGAACCAATAGAAACTAACTCATTCTTAAATTCTTTATCATAGAATAGTTTAAGAGTATAACCACTCAGTGATGTGTCTGATACATTGAATATGAGATTATTATCTCTAATAACACTGAGTTGGGGATTGACGCCCGACAGCTCTTGACTTGAACCGCCAGTAGAACCAAAACTTACAATAGTTGGTGGTGTTGAAATAGACTCATAGTAAGTTGGTGAAAGATTAATGGTATCGTCATCAATTTTATAAACAAAGTATGAACCAGTTGATAGACCAGAGGTAACCAAATCTGAAGCGTTATAGAAGACTTTATCACCAGTCTTAAAACCATGGTCAGTTAAAGTCAACTCATTAGTTGAAGTATTAACTGCCGTTGAGTTAAACCCGATTGGATTTACAAGAAGTCTATCGTAAGTTGAATTGTATTTCAGATAAACAGAGACAGAAGTTCCAATACCGACAGATTGTTCAGAATTGAGACTCAGTTTAATAGTATCGTCATTAGCGAGACCATGAGCGGTAGAAACTGAAACTGTTGCTTTAATTTTTTCTGCTCTTGCAGTTACTTGAGTTTTATTTGATGTTAGAGAGTATCTGTAATCTGTGCTATCGCCGTTAGATGTGATACTTCTAAAATACAAACCTTCGGTATTAGTTGTTAATCCAACTTGGGTGCAAAGACCAATAAAGTCTGGTGATTTTCTAACAACAAATAGAGTTTCTGTATTTCCACTCTGAGGAATAGTGAATGTTGCACTACTTTCTTCGGTAGAAACTGTAAAACCTTGAGAACCAGATACTCTTTCAAATGTTACTTGCTGACCAGTTTTGAATGGATGACTGGGAAGATAAACACTTTGGATGGGGACAGATACCGTTTTGTAAGTATTGCCAATAAGGTATTCATTTGAAGATGATGATCCTGTTGTTGTTCCAACACCAACAGACTGGACAGAGTTGAAGAATACCTTATCATCGAGGCTAGATTCGAAGTAAGGTGTCTCAACTGACAATGTAAAACTGCTTGGAGAGAATGATACATCAGTAAATGCTGTATGAGCAGAACCACTAATGCCTCTGAGAACTCTGATAACCTTATTTTCAGGGTAGGTTCTGAGAACAGAAAGTCTTTCAGTTCCAATAGCAACAGTCGTTCCAGCAGAAACTGAAGAAGGAATATTAGCAACAAAGATATCAGTTACAAACCCAACAGTAGAGTTTGAAATAACTTCACTAACCAACTTAGTTGACTCGGAAGTAACACCAATCTTGTGTAATTTTGTCAGACCTGAAACAAAAGTTGATAAACCTGAGATAGAAATTTGATCATTCTTAAGGAAAGTGTGGGATGGATCTACATGTACAGTTACTTGATTAGAATTATTCCAAACTAGAACATTTGACTGATAAGTCTGAACTGTTGTTGTAATATCAGTAATTGGTTTACCAGTTACCCTTTCAACATAAGCAGATAAACCGCCACCATTTGTATCAGTGTTATCAAAAGAAGCAATGTCATTTACTCTATATTCACTTCCTGCCTCATTGATAGTGAAACCATCAACAGAACCTTTAGTAATAGAATCAATAACAGCAGTCTGCATCAGAGTCTTATAAGACTCGGTAATGAAGTCATTGCTTGCGTAAGATTCTCCAACTTTATATGGGAAAGTATTTCTGGTCAGAGATGAGTTATTAAAGTCATACCCTTGATCAAGATTCTGAGTAACTGGGATTGAACGATAAGTATTACCAATAAAATATGGGAATTTGGAGTTTCTACCATCACTAGTGATAGCGGCATGATAAGCATATACACCGTTAGGGAACTCTGGAGTCTTGGCATATCTACCATTATGCTCATCCAAGTCTCCAGATGAAGTGAACTTGTAATCCTCAACAAAGGAACCGGCGACAAAATCAGTAGGTCTGTCTATAACTTCACCGCTGGTCAGGTCATATCCACTTAGAAGAATTTTAATTCCAGAGTCAATATCAGAGGGGTCGCTATAACCATAAGGACCATATATTGGGTTTCCATCATTTGCCCAACCAATAATTGGAGAGTGTGAAGACCCAGTATCGCTAAACTCAGAACTTCCAATACTAGTTGTATATCCAACTACACCATATCCAAGTTCTCCCTTATTATCAAGAAGAAGTTCATTTCCGAAACGATAGTGGTTATTCAGTGTAAGTACTCTTACTGCAACGTCAACCACAGCATTTCTGCCGACAGATGTTGCAGTAATGCTAGTAGCATTTTGAGAGTATCCCTTACCAGAATTTAGTACAACAACACTGGTAACTTTACCACCAGAAACTATCGCTCTTAGTCTAGCACCAACACCATCACCAACAACTTTCAGGTCTGGAGCAGAAGTATACTCGCTACCACCATTAGTTACTTGGACAGATATAATAGAACCATTAGAAATATTGGGTTTTAGTTCGACATCCTTACCACTATTAACCTCTATATCTGGTTTTTTGTGGAAGTTTAAGATAGATGAACCATATCCAGTTCCAGGTTCATACAAGTAAATATCAACAATTTCACCTCTGATAACGGGAGTTGCTGTAATTACTCCAGTTACACCATCAAACTCAGCATTAACTGTAACAGAAATATCTGGATAAGCAAAGTTTTGGAAACCAGAACCAACTCCAGTAATGCTAACTGGAAGTCTCTTTGTATAATTTGTAAGGTCTGTAGCACCAACACCAACATTTGCCAGTCTAAATGTATCGTCAGATACCTTGAGAACCTTATATCTGACTGAAGTGGATAGACCAGTGACTGCGGAACCGTCTGTTGTGTATACTACAACATCACCATCAGCAAAACCATGATTCTTAAAAGTGACAGAATCTTCAATAGTTGAGATATTTTCGGGTTTAACTTTTAGTTGCCTGTTTTGATATCCACTACCAGGATTAATAACTTTAATAGACTTAAGGTTATTTCTTCCATCAAACATTCTAAACTTATGAATGCCCTGAGAAGTGGTTGTAAATCCTACCGTACTAATACCACTTGAATAATTTTCAAACGTTTCATATAGTTTAATAGTAGAACTATTGACGACTTGGGCATAATAAACAGAACCGCTATTCAAATCTAAGTTCTGATATGCGTTACTTCCGCCAAAAGTACCTACACCAATAGCATTATTTCCATTTCTATTATAAACAATAGCATCACCATTCCTTAAGTTGTGTGGTTTTAAGAAGGTAATAGTATCACTAGAGTTATCTACGCCACCACTATCCGATGTTAATCTACCATCAAACTCTATTTCACGATATCTTCTTTCTAAAACTGGTTCTAAAATAGCACCCGTACCATTACCACCATCAATAGTTACTGATAGAACATCACCAATATCAAAATCTTGTGGATCTACATATACTTCCTTAACACTACCCTCAATAACAGCTCTTGCTAGAGCTGCGGTGTATCCTGCTCCAGGAGAAGAAATTGTAATATTTGGTGGTACTATAACATCATAATCTGTTCCTCCATTATAAAAATTAACACTTTCTATTGGACCGGAATAAATTTTATCAGTTGACTTATAGTTGACTATCTCAACACCATTAATCAACATACCAGTTGGTGCTGGAAGTGTTGGGGAATCATTACCATTCTCAACATTTCTGTTTAGTGGGAATTTCTTAAGAAGTTTTTGTGGGTAAATATTACCACTCTTTTGTGAAGACAGTGTAAAGGTGTGAGAACCAGTAGCACTGCTTGATGTAAACTCAATTGGATTATCAGTTACAATGAGTGACCTTGAAGCATATAATTTTATCTGGTTTCTTAAAGAAAGAACCTTCACATAATAATACCCCTCACTCAACCCATTCAGAGGATTTCCTGAGTAAGTATAGTAAACTTCATCGCCATTAACGAAGGAAACATCACTACCGAATGAAAGGATAGAATACTTCTCAGTGGTGCTGTTATAACCCTGTAAGGCACTTCCACTAACGGAAGGTAGTGTTGAGCTTATAATACTTTCAGTAATGTTGTAGGAGGGCAGAGAGTTTGATGCGACGTATGCATTTCCACTGCGATCAGTATAAACGTTTTGAACATCACTGGTTATAGTATTGTCCCCATAGAAGATAGCAGTTCCACTACTAGATGCAGTTTTTACTTTTCTTCTGATAGTGTAGATATCTGAAGAACTTGCACTAAATCCAATAAGGTTGTCTAGGGTTATCTGCTTATTTGCAGTATCTAAACTGGAAACAATAGCATCACTGTGTATAACAGTTTCAGTAGTTCCGCTGAGAATATCTACAGTATCTCCAACTTTAAGACTTGACTTATCCAGTTCACTCTTTAACTGGAAAGTAGAACCATTGATACTCTCAACTTCAAATCTTGAACTTGTGTTATAAATCCAACTATTTGCAAATATTTCCTTATCGGTCTTATCAGTTTCTGGATTTAAGATCTTCTCACCAACATTCTTTGTATAGATTTTTTCTCCTTCTGTAGTTCGAAGAATATCATTTACTGCTTCAAATTTTGACAATACTCCTGTAATGCGGAGTTCTACTTTCTTAGTAATATCTCCATCTTCATACCCAAAGAAGAGATCATCAGTTCTAACATTAGATTTAGTTCCTATTGCAGTTTCAACACCACTACAACCAAGGAACTGATTGACAGTTTTTCCTGTATACTCAATAGTATTTTCGCCACATATAAGTTTCCCAGTATCGGCAAAACCAACTGTAGAATCAACAGTAATTACTGATGAATCAATAGAAACAGGACTAACAACTTTTGTTGATGCCTGAATTTTAAAAGTACCTTCGATAAGGTCTCTATCATCAAAACCAATAAAAAGACCAATCTTATAATATGTGCTGATACCAGATCTAGAGAATATTTCTACTTCGGACACAGATGCCTTTGTCTGTGAATCGGTAGAACTAACAATCTGACCAACTAATTTATCTGGATCGCCAGAAATTCTCTCAGCGATAATAACATCTCTTCTTATAAACCCAGCGGAAGATGGTTTTACTAGATATTCTTCTAAGTCAATAACTTGTGCTTCAACACCATACAAAACTTTGAAGAGAATTTTGTATGAATCTTTAGTTCCCTTTGCCTCATAGAGACTTCTTGCTTCTTTAATGAAGTTGTTGACATCAAGATCGGATACAAAGTCAACATTCTCAAGACCGGGAGTAAACGAATACTTGAGTTTGTTATAAAATTCTTTGAGGAAACGAGTGCTAAGATTCTCAACTACTGCCCCACTAACATGAGATTCTGCCGATGAGTTCTCAAAAATCAGTTCTTCAGCATCTAGATCAGTTCTGTATGAGGTAATACCACA